CAGATTGGAGAGTACGACTTAGTATTGCTCCAGGATTTGGCGATGCAGCGATTATGAAACCATTTACTTTAACTGATAATACTTTAGTTTTTCCATATACTCCGTCTATCATATTATCTAATTCTGCATCTTATACTCCTATAAAACCCATACATAGTAATTATCCTTTTTATGCATATCAAAATTCGCAGGTAGATAATATCACAATCACAGGAGATTTTACTGTAGAAACTATGGAAGATGGAAAATATTGGATAGCAATGGTGCATTATTTACGAAGTGTCACAAAAATGGCCTATGGAGCTACACCTAATGTAGGTGCTCCACCTCCTGTAATAAAATTAAATGGTTTTGGAGAATATGTTTTTAATGATGTGCCTGTTGTAGTTAGTAATTTTACAGTTGAATTACCAACTGATGTTGATTATATTTTTGTTAAAAGGGTAGGAACGAAAGGAACTCATGTTCCTACAAAAAGTACTTTATCAGTAACGCTAATTCCAATGTATAGTAGAAGGAATATAAAACGATTTAGCTTAAAAAGTTTTATAAGTGGAAGTTTAACACGAAGCAAGTATGGATTTATTTAATGTCAAAATATAAAAACAACAGTCCTTGGATTAAAACTGAAATTGTCAATAGAACATATCTAGATATTTTAGAAATTAGATCTGTGCCAGCTGAATCAGATGATGTTAGATATATGATACAACCTCAGTATACACATCGACCAGATTTACTTGCATATGATTTATATGGAGATTACGGTTTATGGTGGGTTTTTGCTCAACGCAATATGGATATAATACAGGATCCTGTTTATGATATTGAAGCTGGTGTAGAAATTATATTACCAAAATTGTCAAATTTAGTAAAATATTTAGGTTAACATGGCTGATACAGATATACAAGTAGTCTCAAATAACACAGGAGGAAATGGTGAATCAGCCGCAACAATTAATATTGACAGTAATGACGATAGGTTAACTGCTCAGCCTACATTACCTTTCCCAAATGAATTAGATGATTTTGTCAGTTATAATTATATTTTTACCTTAAGTGCTTTAACAGATGAGGAAACATCTGCACCAAATGAAACTTATAGGAAATCGGATCCTAAGATAGTTATTTTAAAATCTGGAGGAGGTGCAGACGGTGTTGATACACCTCCAGAAGCGGCACTTGGTAAAGTTGAGTATTTTATAGATAATGTAGAAATTAATAGTTTGATAACTCATAATAGGAAAACTAAACAATCAAATGCAACAAGTATTGCTTTCAATGTTACTGAACCTTATAGTATGGGACTTTTTTTACAAGAATTAAAAGTAGCAGCTCAAAAGGCGCGAGGAGAAATGTCAAATTATCTCGAAGCTCCTTTTTTATTAACTGTTGAATTTAAAGGATGGGACAGTGATGGAAATTATTTAGAAAAAAAACATCTACGCAGGTTGCTACCCTTTAAATTTGTTGATATTAATTTTAATGTAACCGAAGGTGGTAGTGTTTACAATATAAAAGCAATACCGTGGACTGAACAAGGACAATTAGACGAAGTACAGGCATTAAAAGCTGATGTAAAATTAACTGGTAGAACAGTAAAAGAAATTTTGCAAACAGGAGCAGATAGTTTGCATTCTATTATTAATTCTCGAGAGCAAGAGCGTAGACGCAAAGGCGAAATAACCACAGCAAATGAATATGTAATAATTTTTCCTAAAGAAGCGACAGATTCTACATTTAAAGTAGGAGAAGTTGCTGATAATGATGGAACAAAAACAACATCATTATATTATAAAAGTCCAGGTGCTTTAAAAACAACTGATTTGTATCAGTCTTCTGTATATGAAAAAGATACTGCAAGTTTAGGAGAATTTGTTGATGATTTAGATAATCCAGATCAGACAATTTTGGGTGTAACAGTTAATAGGAGTAATCTAGGAGAAATAGCAAGAACATTTGCAGAATCAGCTGAAACAAATAATGCAATTGGTAAGGGAAAACTTGTTGATTCATTTTTAGATGGAACAAAAAAACCTTTTGGCAGACCAAGATTTACCGAATTAGATGACAAAGATGGAATTTTTGAAAGAGGAAAAATACAGGTAAGTGACAATTTATCTACTTTAACTTTTAAAACCGGAACAACGATACAAGAAATTATAGAAGAAGTAGTTATTTTAAGCGATTATGGTCGCACAATTGCAGATGCAAAGCCGGACGGATATGGAATGATACCTTGGTTCAGGGTCGATGTAGAAGTTTATAATTTAAAAGATACACCGCAAGAAATTAACACAGGAAAACCTCCAAGGTTGTATGTTTACAGGGTTGTACCGTATAAAGCCCATATAAGTAGATACCAGTCTAGTTCAGAACCTAGTATTACGGCTGCATTACGAAAGCAATGTGCAAAAGAATATAATTATATTTTTACAGGTGTAAATGATAATGTACTTGAATTTGATATTAATTTTAATAAAGCATTCTATCTTGCAGCCCAACCGTTTGGCGGAATAGATAAAGGTAGTATAAAAAGTGACGAGGAAGATGCAAGGGCAGGTGTCTCGACACAAAAACACAGACCACCTGTGCCGGGTAATATTGCTACAGATTCTTCGTCAGGAAGTAAATCGACAGAAGAAAGTCCAAAAACACAAACAGGATCAGTAGGCGGAGGGCAACCAGACAAACTTAGCACAGGAGTTGCAAGAGATTTTAACGATGCTCTTCTTAATAGTCCAGTTGATTTAGTAAACACAACTATGACTATTTGGGGTGATCCTTATTTTATAACTGATAGTGGGTATGGTAATTTCCATGCAATACCTAGTCAAGAGTTTATAAATGTAAATGAGGACGGAACAATGAATTATCAAGATAGTGAAGTGCATATTATTGTAAATTTTAGAACACCGTTTGATACAAACGCTGATAATGGATTTATGGATTTCAATGGTGTTGGCTTAGAAGATACTGCTGCATATAGTGGTATATATCAGGTTATATCAGTTGTACATAGTTTTGCCGAAGGAAAATTTACACAAAAGTTAAAAATGATTAGGATAAGAAATCAAGAAGGAGTTGATACAAAACAAAAAGCAGATCCTGAAAAAGGCATAATGAGAGGATTAGATGAATTTGAACAATCTATAATTAATTCTGGAGGTTATTTGTAATGGCAAGTCAAGGATCTCGTACCCAATATTCTAGGGGGTCTAAACCAACCTGGATGACAGGAGTCGGCCCTTATGTAGGTAGGGTTACAAATCATTTAGATACAGAATACATGGGTTCAATCGAAGTTGAAATTTTAAAAACAACAGAAGCTGGTAGTCCAGGAGAAAGTACTGGATATTATATACCTTGTTCATACGTAAGTCCATTTATGGGTAATACTCCACGAAAAGGAGTTGGAAACAATCCTGGTTATGATTATACGCAAAAAAGTTATGGTTTTTGGGGAGTTCCTCCTGATTTGAATGTAAAAGTTCTAGTATTAATGGCAGAAAATAACTTTGGATATGGTTTTTGGATAGGTTGTTTGCAAGACAAATATATGAATTTTATGATGCCAGGCAATGCATCAACAACTTATAGTAACGACCCAGATGGAAAATATACTGGTAAGATTGTTCCTGTTGGCGAATACAATAAAGTACTAGAAACAGGAACAGGTAATGATCCTACTCAATACATAAAATCTGTAGATAAAGATAGAGCCGATATATTAGAGCATCAGGGTTTAACCAAATGGGATGATAATATTGTAGACCAAACTCGAGGAACGACTACTTCTAGTGCTAGAAGAGAGGTTCCTAGTATGGTTTTAGGAATCAGTAGTCCAGGACACCCTGATAGACGTAGTGGTAAACCTAAGGCTAGATATGGAGAAAAGTTTGGCGAAACAAATATTCCTTTTAGTAGATTAGGTGGCACAAGTTTTGTAATGGATGACGGCGATGAAAAAATTCTAAGGAAAAAACCTGCAAACACTGATCCTCCTGAATATGCTTACGTAGAAAAAAGAGAAACTGACGGAGATGTTGCTTTACCGCATAATGAACTTACGAGATGGCGCACACGAACTGGTCATCAAATAGTAATGCATAATACAGAAGATTTAATCTACATAATTAACGCCCAAGGCAATGCATGGATTGAATTAACAAGTAATGGAAAAATTGACATTTACACAGATGATAGTGTTAGTATACATTCTGAAACTGATTTTAATTTGAAAGCAAATAGAGATATCAACTTAGAAGCCTCTGGTAATGTCAATATTAAAGCTAGAGAGCAAATGCGTTTAGAATCTGGCAATGCTACCCATTGGAAAGTTGGTACAGCAGAAGTTAAAAAAGATCCTGCACTGAGACCTGAGTTAGGTATTAAGAACGAAGACGGAACATGGAAATGGAATAGTTTTGAAGATTTACCAACAGTAGAGCAACCAGGTGATAATTTGTATATAGATGTAAGTAGAGATGTATATTGGAAAGTAGGAACTCATCCTAAACTAGGAGATTTTAAATTAGAAGTTTCGCAAGATAGTCATACAACTGTTGATAGAGATTTTTTCTTGTTAGCAAAAAATAACATTCATCAGCATTCTAATAAAGCAACATTCCATTTAGCTGATACAACTTTTGATCAAAAGTCTGGAGATGATTTTAAACAGTTTACAGGCAAAAATATGCATATTAAGGCAGGTTTAAATATGCGAATTTATGCAGATGTTACTGCTGCAATTAAATCAAAAGTTTGCTATATGACAGCAATGAATAGTAATCATATAAAAGCAGGTAATATTAATTATGTAACAGCTGGTGCAAGTAATGAATATAATGCACCTATTAATAATATGAGTAAGCTGCAATATTTTGGAAGCGGATCAGCTAAAGGATCAAATGGTATTACAGCGGATACTGCAGAACCTGCAATTGATGCATTGTTACCTGAATGTGCTCATCATACTTTTATACCAATACGTATTCCTATGCACGAACCGTATTACAGTCATGAAAATTTAGAACCTAAAACATTTTATCCAGATAAAACAGATAGTACAATATCAATTGACGATGCGTGTGAATTTGCAATAAAATACGAACAAGAAGAAATAAAGACTCCTCTAATATTTAACGGAGGAGCTCAAGACGATACATTTAAGAAAGGTAAATGATGAATCTTACAAATCTTTATAAAGATATTACAATAAAAAATGCTAACAAAACGCAAAGATTTAAACCAGGATCAAAAACTTATCGTGGTATAAGCACCATCAATAGTGCTACAAATTCACAATTATACGATCTTGCATTAATTAAGCAAGATATTATAAATCATTTTCATATTAGACAAGGAGAAAAGTTATCTGATCCTACATTTGGTACAATTTTATGGGATATTTTGTTTGAACCTTTAACTCCACAATTAAGAAATTTAATAATTGATAATGTAAACAGAATAATTAGAAGTGACCCAAGGGTTAAAATGGCAAGTGTAATTGTAGATGAATATGAAAGTGGAATACAAGTTGAGTGTGATTTGATTTACCTTCCTTATAATATACAGGACAAAATGAGATTAGCATTTGATCGCAGAGCTGGATTTTTATCATCGTAAAATGCGTATTTAATTTGCAAATAAATACATAAAAGGATTTAATATGGCATCAACTGATAGACAAAATAGATTATTAGTAGCCGAAGACTGGAAAAGAATATACCAAAGTTATACAAGTGCAGAATTTCAAAGTTATGATTTTGACAGTCTTCGCAGGGTAATGATAAATTATCTAAGAGAAAAGTATCCTGAAGATTTTAATGATTATATTGAAAGTTCAGAATATATAGCGTTAATTGACTTAATTGCATTCTTAGGACAAAATTTATCTTTTAGGATTGATTTAAATGCTAGAGAAAACTTTTTAGAGTTAGCCGAGCGTAGAGAAAGTGTATTACGATTAGCAAGATTACTAAGTTATAGTCCTAAAAGAAATATTTGTGCAAATGGATTATTGAAAATAACTAGTGTAAGAACAACAGAAAGCATTATTGATTCTAACAATCTAAATTTAGAAGGGCAAAATATTATATGGAATGACCCTAGTAATAATAACTGGTATGAGCAGTACATTAGAGTGTTAAATGCTGCATTTGATGTCAATAATAAATTTGGACAACCGTATAAAAGTGATACAATTAATAATTTATTAACAGAAAGATATAGAGTAAATTCATCGCAAACAGGATTACCTATTTTTAATTTTGCAAAATCTATCGATGGTCAGACAGTCAGATTTGAAATAGTTCCTGTTGATTTTTCAAACGATATTATTGAAAAAGCACCTTTACCAGGAGATAAATTTAGCCTTTTATACAGAGAAGATGGTATAGGACCTGCTAGTATTAATACTGGATTTTTCGTTATGTTTAAACAAGGTACTTTAGATCAAGGAAATTTTACAGTAGAAAGTCCAAATGCTAATCAAATTGTAACTATAGATTCCATTAATATAAACAATGACGATGTATGGTTATATTCACTAAATGCAGATACTTCAATAAATGAATTATGGACAAAAGTTGATGCAATTGAAGGAAACAATATAATTTATAATGATGTCGGAAAAGATATAAGGAATATTTATTCTGTATTAACTAGGGTTAATGACAGGATTAGTTTAATTTTTTCAGATGGAACTTTTGGTGCGCTTCCTCAAGGTAATTTTAGAGTTTATTATCGCACAAGTAGAAATTCAAATTTAGTAATAAATCCGAGAGATATGTTAGGCATTGGTATTTCAATTGATTATACAAGTGCGAGCCAAAAAATTGAAACTTTAAATTTAGTTTTAGAATTACAGTATACAGTTGATAATGCGTCTATAGCAGAGTCTAATGATTCAATAAAGCAAAGAGCGCCTATGAGTTATTATACACAAAATCGGTTAATTACAGCAGAAGATTATCAGATTGGACCATTATTAGCAAGTACAAAAATTGTAAAAACTAAAAGTATTAACAGGTTATCATCTGGCATTTCACGATATATTGATTTGAAAGATGCAACAGGAAAATATAGTAAAACAAATTTATTTGCTACAGACGGAATTTTATATAAAGAAATTTTTACAAAAAAATTTAATTTTACTTTTGAAACAGATTTAGATATTGAAAAAGTTTTACTAAATCAAATCAATCCTTTGTTAAATGCAACACAAACGAAAAATTATTATTTTCATGTAGTTGCTGCTATTCCATATGTAGATCAAGGGTTGACTTGGGTAGATGTTTATAATGATGTAAATTACTTTACAGGGTATTTACAAAATAGCAACAATATTAGACAAGTTTTAGGAACTTTTACCCAGTCTATTTTAAAATTTATTAGGCCTAATAGTTTGTTAAAATTTGTACCGCCTAACGGTATGCATTTTGATCCAGATGGAAATTTAAAGATTGGTAAAGCAGATTATAAAAATTCAACAAACTATAAATGGGTTAAATGTATAAAATTTGAAAATGACGGTACTAACGAGCTAGATAATGGCGATGGTCCAGTTTTATTAAATGATTTTATTCCTACTGGTGCAATATTAGCAGAAATTAGACCTTTTGTATCTCAAATACTTACTGATGATGTAAAAAAAGAAGTAGTGTCATTAATCTTAGCTTATCAAACATTTGGTTTACGATTTGATAGAGGCACTGCTAAATGGCAAATTATTAAAGAAGAAAATTTAAATGTTGTAGATAACTATAATGAAGGAAAAGCAGGCGACATAACTGGCCAGAAATTAGATTCAACATGGATAATAAAATTTACAACATCGAGAGAGATATATGATGTTGAGCACAGAGCTGCTAGGTACATATTTGAAAGCGAAAACGAAGTAAATTTTTATTTTGACGAGTCGGATAAAATTTATGATAACAGAACTGGAAAAATTATCAAAGATAAAATCTCAGTTCTGTCAATTAATACTTTGCCTTTTTATAATGATCAACAGGGAACAGAAAATTTTACACAAGATTTCAATTGGCAAATTATGGAATCCTATAGAGATGAATTAGGATATGTAACAAGTGATAAAGTTGCAGTTGAGTTTTTTGACAGTGACGATGACGGAATATCAGATGATGAAAGTATGTTTGAGGAGATTGTAAATCCTAGTTATAACAATGGATTAAATTCTTTTGTATTTCAAGAAAAATATCTTTCGGTAAATGGAGTAGAGAGATATAAGCATTTTCCTAATAATAATAATGAAATCATAGTTTTACAAACAAAAAATAATGTAGGACCGCTAAGTCAATATGATAATAATCAAATATTTTATTACATTGATACAAATATTTTTCAAAAATTTAATAAAAATCTAAATTTACTTGATACAATAGTTGATTATAAAGCATTTTTAGGTAGAAATAATTTAAAGTTTCAATATGAACACGCAGCTGATCAATCTGCACGTATCGATCCAAGTCAAACAAACATTGTTGATGTTTACGTGTTAACTTCAGATTATGATACTCAATTTAGAAAATATTTGAATAATACTATTACAACAAAACCGTTACCATTATCAAGTGACCAACTTTATGTAAGTTATGGTACCCAATTAAATTCTATTAAATCAATTACAGATGAACTAATATATCATCCTGCCAAATATAGAATAATTTTTGGAAGTAAAGCAGACGAGACATTGCAGGTAATATTTAAAGTAATAAAAAATACTGAATTAGTCTTAAATGATAATGAAGTAAAGTCTAGAATAGTAACTTATATAAATCAATTCTTTTCTTTAACAAATTGGGATTTTGGAGAAACATTTTATTTTTCTGAATTATCAGCTTATATAATTAAAGAAATGGCTCCGGATATTACAACATTATTAATAGTTCCAGTTCAAATTGAACAAGTATATGGAAGTCTTTATCAAATAAAATGCGAAGATGACGAATTGTTAATTAGTGGAGCAACAGTAAGCGATATAGAAATTATTGATGAAATTAGTGCAGATAAAATTAAAGCAACTGGAGCAGTTGTTGTTAGTTCTTATTCAGCAAACACAGGAATACAGTCTTCATAATAAGGATAGTTAATGGCGTATAAAGATAATCAAACAGATCCAGCATTACCGGCAGATAATTTACCTAGACGAGAAACAGTAAATCATTTACCTAAATATTTTAGGACAGATTTTAATAAAAAATTTTTAAATGCTACATTAGATCAAATGGTTCAACCTGGTGTTGTTGAAAAAATAAACGGTTTTTATGGTAAAAAAAATGCAAAAGCTTTTGATGCAAATGACAATTATATAAATGATATAACACCAGATAGACAAAATTATCAGTTAGAACCAATTACTATATCTAAAGATAATTTAAACAATATTAATTTTTTTGCAGATTATAATGATTATATTAATTTCATTAAAATTAGACATGGAAATTTAGATCATAGTGTTCTTAACAGTCAAGAATATTATTCATGGAATCCCCATATCAATTGGGATAAATTCATAAATTTTAGAGAATATTATTGGTTACCAAACGGACCAGAAACAATTACTATTTCTGGTCAATCAAAAGAAGTAGTAAGTGAATATACTGTAAGTTTGCGCGATAATGATGATAATTTTACATATATTTTTACTCCAGATGGATTGACAAATAATCCTAGTCTTACTTTATATAGAGGACAAACTTATAGGTTTGATGTAAATACGCCAAATTATCCTATCGCATTTGTTTCAAGAATAACATTTACACCAGGAGAAGAAATTGATGCTGAATATAATTCATCTTTAATTTATACTAATGGTATTAAAAAAATAGACAGAGATGGCTTAGAAATTACAGCTGATTTTGTTGACGATGGCATAATAGAGTTTGTTGTTCCTGAAGTAGCACCTGATAATCTTTTTTATATTTCTAAAGATGATCCAAATTTGTCTGGTATTATAAAAATATTTGATGTTGTAGAAAATACTGAAATAAATGTAGATAAAGAAATTTTAGGAAAAAAGTCATATTTAACAAGCGGTGGCTTTCATTTATCAAATGGAATGAAGATAGAATTTGCAGGAAATGTTTTTCCAGAAGAATTTAGTACTGGAGAATATTATGTAGAAGGTGTCGGAGAGAAAATTGAGCTTATAGACACAAATAGATTAAAATTGTCTAGTTTATTTGTAGATGATTTAGAAATACCGTTTGATGATAACGGGTTTGATCAATATCCATACAGTGAAGCTTTAGGATATGCTGTAAGTAAAGATTATATAACAATTAATAGAAGTTCAATAGATGGAAATTTGTGGAGCAAGTACAACCGATGGTTTCATATTGACGTTATAGAACAATCATTAAAAATTAATAATCAAGCAATTGAAATAAATCAAAATTTAAGGGCAAAAAGACCAATAATTGAATTTGAAAAAAACTTAAAATTGTTTGAGTTTGGAACAGTTGCAAAAAATGATGTTTGGTTAGTGGATGACGTAACAACAGATGTTTTTTCTACAATAGAAGGAAGTATTGGTTATAATATTGACGGAGTTGATTTAACTGAAGGTATTAGGATTCTTTTTTTAGCTGACAATGATATTTTAGTTAAAGGCAAAATTTTTAAAGTAAAATTTATTACAGTTAACAATAATACTCAAATTACACTTATTGAAGAACCTGATACTAATCCAATTGAAAATGAGAATGTATTAGTAAGAGAAGGAAAAACATATAAAAGTAAATCATTGTATTATGACGGAAATGAGTGGAAGATTTGTCAACAAAAAAATAATGTTAATCAAGCTCCACTATTTGATATGTATGATTACAATGGAGTGGCATTTACTGATTCAAATGTGTATCCGTTTTCACAATTTAGTGGAAATAAAATTTTTAGTTATAAAGAAAGCTCTAATACAATTGACGTTGAATTAGGGTTTGGGTTATCCTATAGAAATATTGTTAATAGTGGCGATATAATATTTGAATTCAATTTATTACAAGATAGTTTTCCATTTACAAATAATAATAATCTAGTTACTGAAGTAAAAACTGATATTGGATTTTTAAGAAAATACAGTAGTTTAACTGATTATGTGTCTGTGAATGGGTGGTCAACTGCTAGTACTAAAACACAACAAGTTGTAATTAGACAATATGTAGTAGAAGATGTAACAAATTTATTTGAAATAGATGTGTATGATAATTATATTGATGATAAAGAATTATGGTTACGAGTTTATGTTAATGGAAATATAAAAGAGCTTGATAAAGATTATTTTTTAGAAAGAAATGTAAATGATGATCTGTTTATTAATTTTGTTATACCTATAAAATTAAAAGATAATATTATTATAAAAACAAAATATAAAAGTATAAAAAATGATAACGGATATTATGAATTACCTTATAGTTTAGAAAGAAATCCTTTAAATGAAAACGTTACAGATTTTACTCTTGGCGAAGTTATAGATCACGGTTCTACTATTGTAGAAGAAAGTACATCATTTAGAGGAAAATTTCCTGGAAAAAGTAATTTACGAGATTTAGGTAATTTATCTATTTATGGCAGGAAATTTTTAAAACATACCTGTCCATTAAATTTGTCAATCTATCATTTATTAGATAAAGATGTAAATGTGTTAGCCGCTATTGATAATGCAAACGATTTATACGGAAAATTTAAAAGACAATTTGTAGAAATAGCTAATGATTTGGGTTACAATGGACCAATTAAAGAGCATGTTGATTTAATATTAGATGAATATACAAAAGGAAAAAACAATAAAGATCCTTATTTTTTCAGTGATATGGCTGCCAGTAAAGGGGTAATTGTTTACAAAGAAATAATAGTTGATACTGATCAAAGGTATTTTCAATTGTCTAAAATACATAATAACAATATGTTGGGTAATAAAGCAGTCAGCGTTTATAGAAATGGTAAACAATTGATCTATGGTCAGGATTATACTTTTAACACTGAAGGATTTGTTGATTTTTTTGGATTTAAAAAAGTTGACGATATTATAGAAATATGTGAGTATGACAATACCAATGGATCATATATACCACCTACTCCTACGAAATTAGGTTTGTATCCTAAATATATTCCAGAAATTTTTATAGATAATACTAATAATAGTTTTATTACTGAAGAAAATAAAGGACCATATAAATTTTATGGACTGCAAAAAAATGAGCCAAATGATGATGATATATTAGGATGGTTTTATCCTCTATATTTAGATTATGATTTAGCTTGTATTTCTGATGAAAATAATGAATGTGTTATTATAACTTTTGCTGGGTTAAATCGCGTTTTTTATATGCCTAAATCCAATCAAAATAGAGGCGCACAAGATTCTATTTATTTTGACGAATGGAATGAAGGAAATGTATACATACAAGGCCATGATGGTAGTTTAGTTTATGCATATAAAGATTTTAGAGATGAATTAATTTTAGAAATAGAAAAAAGAATTTATAACAATATTAAAATAAATTATGATACAAATTTGTTTGATATTAATGAAGTAATTCCTGGTCGTTATAGAAATACTAATATAACAAGAAGCAGTTTAAATGATCCATTAATTAGTGACTTTATAAAATGGACAAGATTTATAAATGTTGAATATGCTATGCATCAGTATTTTAATGTTAATAATAGTTTTACTTACAATTATAATGGCAGCAAGTTAGATAATTATGAAGTATCTCCTGGGTGGTGGAGACAAATTTATACATACCTTTTTGATACTGATAGACCACACACGCATCCATGGGAAATGCTAGGATTTAGTATTAAACCAATATGGTGGGATGATCAATATGGAAGTTACCCATATACCTCAGACAATTTATTAATGTGGTCAGATATAGAAAAAGGCATAATTAGACAGCCTAATTTTTTTATCAATAAAAAATATACAAGACCAGGCTTAACAAAAATTATTCCTGTTGATAACAAAGGAAATTTAGTAAGTCCTTCTAAATCTGGTGTAATTAAATATTATGATAAAAAATTAATTAAAAAATCTTTTGTATTTGGTGACGGGTCTCCTGTTGAAACAGTTTGGAGAAGATCGAGTAATTATAGATTTAGTTTGATAAAAAGTTTGATACTTTGTAAGCCTAGTTATGTATTTGGAACAGGGTTCGATAGGGCTAATCAAGTTAGGAATGATTCAGAGCAGATTATTTATTTGCCTACACAAAACCATTTTAGGTTACAAGACTTAGTTTTTCCATATGTAGAAAATGAAAATTTTTACACAAGTGGTCTTATTAATTATATTGCAGAAAATCAAAATACTTTATTTTTTAATAATTATGAAAATTATAGAAATATTTTAGTATCTCTAAATAATCAAATTTCATTTAAAGTTGGAGGATTTACCGATAAAGATAAATTTAAATTAATTTTAGATAGTAGAACACCTTTAAATGAAGGAAATGTTTTTATTCCATTAGAAAATTATGAT